GTTGTCTCAACAGCTAATTAAAAATAAAATTAATAATTAAATTATAAGGAGGAATTTAACATGAGTAGTGTATTAGAACTATTTGATACTAAAAAAATTATAGATTATTTAAGGGATAGACAATATCCAGCAATGTTGGGAGAGGAATTATTCCCAGAAAGAAAAGAAGATGACTTAGAATTTGATATTCTAAGAGAAGGAAGCAAGTTACCAGTTATAGCTAGTGTACACGCATTTGACACAGAAGCTGAAATCGGTAGCAGAGAAGCTGAAGAAATGGCAATTGAAGCATGCTTAATTAAGAGAAAAATGCAATTAAAAGAAAAAGAAATTATAAAATTAGAGCATCCTAGAACAGAAAAAGAATTAAAACAATTAGTAAGAAGAGTATATTCTAGAGATATTGATACATTAGTAATGGGTATCAAAGCTAGAATAGAAGTTATGAGAATGGAAATTGTATCAAATGGTACAGTTACATTAAATGAAAACGGTATTCATGCAACAATTAGTTATGGAGTACCTGCAGAACACAAAGCTGCTAATGTTGATTGGGACTCTGCAAATAGTGATCCAATCGGAGATATTACAGCATGGGTTAATACTTTAGATGTAAAACCATCAAGAGCATTAACATCAACTACTGTACTTGCAAAAATATTAAGAAATGCAAATGTAATAAATGCATTATTTGGAAAGAACTCAACAAGAATTGCAACTGTTGGGGAATTAAATACATATTTATCATCATTAGGATTACCAACAATAACAACTTATGATGAAAAATATAGAAAACAAAATGCTGATGGTACATATACAAAATTAAGATATCTACCAGAAAATGCTTTTGTTATGCTTCCAGGATATGCATTAGGAGAAACTTTATACGGACCAACTGCAGAAGAAATAAGATTAACAAATGATCCAACAACTCAAATAGTAGAAGTTGGTAAAATTCTAGCAATGGTTTACGATGAAGGTAAAGATCCAGTTGCTACTTGGGAAAAAGCAGTTGCTTCAGCTGTTCCAACTTGTCCTTATGCTGACGAGTTATTCCAAGCAAAAATAACATTATCATAAGAGAGGGCTTTTAATTTGACCCTCTCTCCAATTTGAAAGGAGAATTTTATATGAAAGTAAAAGTAAAAGAAGAAGGCATCAAATTAAATGGAACATGGAAATTTAAAGGAGAAGAAGCTGTAATAGATGAAGAACAATATGAAAAAAACAAAGACTTCTTAGATATAATTGAAGATGAAGAAGGTCCAAAATTACCACAAGTTCCAGGAAAAGAAGATGAAGACAACGAAGAGGAATTAAAAAAATTAAGAGCAAAAGGTAAGGAACTAGGAATAAAAAATGCTCATTTAATGGGTAAAGAAAAACTAGAACTTGTAATTGCAGAAAAAGAAAAAGCAGAAAAAGAAAAGGAAGAAGACGAAAAAACAGACAATCCGGACGAAAATAATACAGATGTGGACAATGAAAAAACAGATGTCACCGACAATGATGCCGGAGACAATGCTGAAGAAGAGGCAACTGGAGAAAGTAACCCACAAGAATAGGGGTGATATAATGACAACTTTAGAAAAAATAAAGTCAAAAGTTACTCGTATTGATATAGACGAACTAATAGAAAGACTAAAAATTGAACTAAAAATACCTGAAGAAAGTTCAAATGTTGATAGTGAAAAGCTATTAGAATATGCATTATATGACACATTATTAATTATTTTAGATGTTACTCATTTAAAAAAAGTTGATGATAGTTTATATAGCATATGGGTAAATATGATAAAAGACTATTGGTACCTAAATAAATATGATGAATTAGTAAAACAAAGCGAAACATCTGGAGAAAGTGAGAGTGATACAACTGGAGATGTAAAGGCTATTGCTCAAGGAAATGAGAAAATAGAATTTTATGAAAAAGGATCTACAGTTGAAATCAACGGAACTCGCTATCATGCAGGAACAATAAACTTTGATACTAATTTATTACGTGAAAAATACAAATCAGATTTGTATCGACACAGGGTAATGAGGTGGTAACATTGATAAATGATATTATTAATAAGGCCAAACAAAGAGCCAGAAAAATTGCAGAAACACAATATGAAGATACCTGTACTGTAACTGAACGAACACCACATAGAAATGAAACCAACAAAAGAACTGAGCTAGTGGAAACACAACCATTAGTAAACCAACCATGTAAATTAACATATAAAGAAACAACATTGATAGAAAGTAAAGAAAGCAGTACGACAAGTAGTGTAGTACAAGAAATTTTATTGTTTATATCTCCAGATGTTAGTATAAAACCTGGATCTAAAATTGAAATTACACGAAAAAATGGAACGGTGGAAGTATATAAAAATAGTGGTAAACCACAGGTTTATGATACACACCAAGAAATAGTATTAGAAATATTCAAAGGCTGGGCTTAGGAATATGGCTAAATGGGGTAATTGTGATTTTAGACAATTAAAGAATCTGCAGAAAAATATGCAGAAAATGGTTGAACAGGGGGATACAATAAAATTCTGTGAAGAATGTGCTCGAGAATTAGCTGCTAGATTACTTGCAATGGTAATTAAAAGAACACCTGTAGGCGATAATCAATATGAAGATGTGCTAGATGACAACGGAAATAAAGTTGTTTACAAAAAAGGAAAAAACAAAGGAAAAACTAAACAACAAGTTGTTAGACAGGGTGGAACACTAAGACGTGGCTGGACATCTCAAACTGAAGAAGAGGCTGAAACTGGAAGCAGTAAAAATGCAAAGGAGTGGGCCAATTCATTAAATGTAAATAAAGTTGGAGATGTTTATCAAGTTGAAGTTGTTAATCCTGTTCATTATGCATCCTATGTTGAATATGGTCACCGACAAGAACCAGGTCGATTTGTTCCTGCAATAGGAAAGCGACTAGTTAATTCATGGGTGGATGGTGCATTTATGCTTACTTTATCTGAAAAAGATTTAGAAGAAATAGCACCTAAAATAATAGAAATAAAAATAGCAAAGTTTTTGGAGGGATGTTTCAATGGTTTATAATATTGCAAAAGTTTTAGACGGGATATCTAAGAAAATATTTAGTGTTTTTGGAGATAGTTATAGTATCAGCACAGATGATATTCCACAAAATTTTGAAAAACCTGCATTTTTCATCAAAGTATTAAATGATAATGAAAAACATTATAGAGGAAGAAGGTATAGTTCAAATAAAAGTTTTGTCATTTACGGATTTTCTGCAAATGACTCAGAAGAAGAATTATACGAAATGGGCGAAAGTTTATATAATCTAGAATACATTGAGTTGGAAGATGGAAGTTTATTAAGAGGTATCAATAGGAGTTTTAGAGTAGAAAATAAAACTCTTATTTTTTTAGTTGATTATAACACATTTGTTTATAAACAAGGAAATGACGATGAAAAAATGCAAACAATCTATATTAATGAGGAGGTAAAAAATGAGTAAAGAAAGCAAAGAAAACAAAGAAATTGCTGTAAGTACATACAGCAAAGAACAAATTATTCAAAGCAAAAAGTTCAAAAGCAGAGTAGATGTTTTAAGAGTAATTCTAGATGAAAATAAAACATATACAATTGCAGATGTTGAAAGTGAATTAAATAAATTTATGAAAGGAAAGGTGAACTAATATGGCTTTAGGTGGAGGAAATTTCACAGCACAAAATAAGAAATTACCAGGTAGTTATATAAACTTTATAAGTGCATCAAAAGCATCAAATGCAATCTCTGACAGAGGAGTTGCAGCAATAGGAGTAGAACTAGACTGGGGTGCTGATAATCAAATAATTGAGATTACATCAAGTGATTTCAATAAAAATACTTTAAAAATATTAGGATATGATTATTCTAGTGATAATTTGAAAGGTTTAAGAGATTTATTCTTAAACGTTAGAAAATTGTTATTATACAGACTAAATGGCGGAGTAAAAGCAAGTGGAACAATACCTGCAGGACAAGGAGAAACAGGTGTAGTAGTTAATGCTAAATATTCAGGAACAAGAGGTAATAGCATAAGAATCGTTGTTCAAAAAAATATTGATGATGATACAAAATTCGATGTAACTACATATCTTGGAACAAAACAAGTTGATAAGCAAACTGTTGCAACATCAGCTAGTCTAGAAGATAATGATTTTGTTACATTCTCAAAAAATGGAATATTAGCAGTAACTGCTGGTGTTACATTAACAGGTGGAACAAATGGAACAACAACAGGAGAATCACATCAAAACTTCTTAGAAGCATTGGAAAGTTATAGTTTTAATGCTCTTGGATGTATTTCTACAGAAGCAACAATTAAAACATTATATGCTACATATACAAAGAGATTAAGAGACGAAATGGGAATTAAATTCCAAACAGTAGTATATAACAATGCTGCAGATTATGAAGGTGTTGTTAATTTGAAAAATAGAGCAACAGAGGGAGATACTGCATTAGTATACTGGGTAACTGGTGTAATTGCTGGATGTGCTATAAATAAATCAAATACAAACAAAGTATATGATGGAGAATACACAGTTGAAGCAAATTATACTCAAGCAGAACTAGAGAATGCTATTGATAGTGGTTTCTTTGTATTCCATAAAGTAGGCGATGATATCAGAGTATTAAAAGATATCAACAGCTTAGTAACAACAGATGCAGATAAAGGCTCAGATTTCAAAAACAACCAAACAATAAGAGTAATCGACCAATTAGCTGTAGATGTTGCAACAATATTCAATACTAACTATATTGGAAATATACCAAACAATGAGTCTGGTAGACTTTCATTATGGAATGATATTGTTACTATTTATAACCAATATCTTCAAATGCAAGCAATTGAAAACTTTGCACCAGAAGATATAAAAGTAGAACAAGGAAATGACAAAGAGTCAGTAACTGTTGATGGCTCAATACAACCAGTAAATGCAATGGAAAAATTATATATGACAATAGTTGTTGAATAGGCAGTTTAATCTGTCTATTTTTCAATTTTGTTAATGAAAGGAGTAAAATATTATGAATAATAATACAATGAGAGCTCAGGACTCAATTAGTGGTAGTCAAGCAGAATGCTATGTAACTATTGGAGGAAAAAGATATAATTTCATGCAAGCTATATCATTAGAGGCAAGCATAGAAAAACAAAAGTCTGAAATTCCTATTTTAGGAAAAACAGGTAAAGGAAATAAATCTACTGGATGGAGTGGATCTGGAACAGCAACATTCCATTATAATACTTCAATATTTAGAGAAGTATTAGAGAAATTTAAAAGAACTGGAGAGGACATTTACTTTGATATTCAAGTAACAAATGAGGATCCTATATCTTCAGTTGGAAGACAAACAGTAATATTAAAAGACTGTAACCTAGATGGTGGTCTATTAACCAAATTTGATGCAGATGCAGAATATTTGGATGAGGATCTAGACTTTACATTTGAAGACTTTGAAATACCAGAAAAATATTCATTATTAGCAGGTATGCAATAAAATTTAAAAAATTTAGTTAGAAAGAAGGAAAGATTATGAGCAATTTTAGTGCTTTTTTAGCAGAGAATGCTGCAAAACAAGAAGTTATAAAATACGTGGCTTCAAAAAGATTTTTTACAATGGTAAAAAATGAGAAAACAGGAAAAGAAGAAAAGAAATTTGAAGAATGGAAAATCGGATGTGTAACTGGTGAAGAGGACGAAAGAATAAGAAAATCATGTATAAAAAGGGTACAAGTACCAGGAAAGAAAAACATGTTTCAGCCAGAAACTGATATAAATGAGTATATGGCAAAATTAGCAGCAAAATGTACTTTATATCCTGATTTAAATGATGCAACATTACAACAAAGCTATGGAGTAATGAGTGCTGAAGAATTACTAAGAACAATGCTAACACCAGGAGAATATCAAGACTATTTAACAAAAGTTCAAGAAGCAAACGGATTTAACTCAATGGATGAATTGGTTGAACAAGCAAAAAACTAATTGAAGAAGGCGATAGTGATGCAAATTATGCTTATTATTGCTTTCATAAGATTAAAATGTTACCAAGTCAGTATGAAGCACTTCCAAGGCGAGAAAAAGCAATGATAATTGCTATGATCCAAATCAAGATGGAAGATGACAAGAAGAAAAACGAAGAAATGAAACGTAAAGCAAAAAAAGGAAAAAGAGGTAGAAAGAAATAATCTACCTCTTCAATTTTTTGTAAAGGAGATGAAGATATGGCAACAATTAGAACAGCAATACAAGTACAAGATGGAATGTCTCCAGCCTTTAAAGCGATGTATACCGCAATGAATTTAGTCTTAAATACATTTGAATCAATACAAAGTGCTTCACATAATACGATTGATACCACAAGCATACAAGCTGCAAGAGAAGAACTTGCGAAAGCCAATGTTATAGCATCCGAATTTCAAAATCAATTAACAGAATTAAATTCTACACCTGTCAACGTACCAGTAAATACACAAAATACACCAACAGCTAAACCAAATGATGCACAAAATATGTATGATGATACTGTACAAAGAATTCAAGTAAAAGATAATTTAATAAATAACATATCTAGTCAACAACAATATAATGAATTGTTAGAATCAACAAAACAAAAAATGGAACAAATGAGGCAGACAGCAACAGACATATCGAATATTACTGGAGAAGATAAAAAGTTGCTTATGGCCAATAATAGTGAATATCAAAAAATGGCAGAATTACAAAGCATTTTATTACAACATCAACAAGAAATACAAGATAGTATAGCAAGTAAGATGCCAGAGTGGCAACCATCTACCAATATGCAAGTATTCACAAACACAGGAATTGAAAGATACCAACAAGAAATAAATTCAGCAAATAACATGATAAACAAGCTATCACAATCACAACAAAGAATACAAAATCAAGCTCAAACAATGAACTTATTACCACAAAATGCAATAAATGATATAAATGCACTAAATAACAGAATAGCAAAAATAAAAACGACATTACAAGAAGTTCAAGCAAGAAAAATAACAGGAATTGGAGCAGATAAAGCAAGTAATCAAGTTGAATCATTAAGACAGCAATTAAACGAAGCAATACAAAGCCAAAATGAATTAACACAAGCTATGAATCAAATGGATATAACAGCAACAAATGAAGCATATCAAAAATTAGTAAATAATATAGACTCTGCAGAAAGAAATATAAGAGAAAATATAACAGGACAGGACCAATTTAATAATAGTGTAAATTCAGGAGTACGTTCAGCAGATAATCTAGCAAATAAATTTAAAGGAATATTAACTACAATTTTAAGTATAGTTGGAGCGAAGAAAGTGTTAGATTTAGCTGATGCAACATCACTAACAAATTCAAGATTAAATCTTATAGTTGATGATGGAGGAAGTGTTGAAGAATTAGATAAAAAAATATTTGCAAGTGCTAACAGAGCAAGAGGTGCATATTTAGACACAGCAAATGTAATTTCTAAATTGGGAATATTAGCAGGAGATAGTTTCAAAAATAATGACGAAATAATTGCATTTACTGAATTAATGAATAAAAACTTTAAAATCAGTGGTGCAAGTATTCAAGAACAAACTGCAGGTATGTATCAATTAACACAGGCAATGGCAGCTGGAAAATTACAAGGTGATGAGTTTAGATCAATAATGGAAAATGCTCCACTATTAGCTGAAGCAATTGCAGATTATACAGGAAAAAGTAAAGGAGAATTAAAAGAACTATCATCTCAAGGTTTGATAACTGCAGATGTAATAAAAAATGCCATGTTTGCAGCTGCAGATAAAACAGAAGAAAGATTTGAAAGAATACCAATGATATTTGCTGAAGCATGGACAAAAATGAAAAATATTGCATTAAAAACATTCCAACCAGTTCTAACAAAAATTAGTAGTATAGTAAATAGTAGTGAATTTCAAGAAATGTTTGAATCATTTATTAATGTCGTTAGTATAGCAGCACAGGCAGTTTTAGAACTGATAAATGCTGCAATGTGGTTATATGAAGTTTTAGAGCCGTTTACACCATTAATTTTAGGGATTGTTGGTGCTTATATTGCTTTTAATGTTATAAGTGGATTAGTAAGTATAGCACTTGGAATAATGTCAACAATGAAAGCTGTGGATGCTGCTGCAAGTATGCTGGCAACAGGAGCAACCTTGGGAGAAACTGCAGCTCAATGGGGACTAAATGCAGCATTATATGCGTGCCCAATAGTATGGGTTGTTGCATTAATTGTGGCTTTAATCGTAGCACTTACATATTTATGGTTTACTAATGATAAAGTGGCCTATGGTATTTTATATTTATGGGATGCTTTAAAATTAGGACTTATGGCTGCTGGATTAGGAATTCAAGCAGTATGGTATGGACTACAATTAGCTGCAATGTATTTATGGTTAGGAATCCAAACTGTAGTATTAGGATTGATGACAGCATGGTATGGATTTCAAACAGGAGTCGAAGCAGTATGTCTAGGAGTTTTATCAATATTCCAGGGATTATATAATGGTATAGTCTCAATCGTAAATGGTATTATTTCTGTATTAAATAAAATTCCAGGTGTTAATATTGATTATGCAGAAGCGGCAACATTTGCTGATGATTTCGCAGCAAATATGTCACAAAACATAATTGATAGAAACCAAAAATTACAAGATATGGCCAGCCAAATGGATGGAACAATGGATCAAATCAACTCAATGAAATCAGATTTTGCTGCAAAATTATCTGCAGGAGCAACAAGTATTCAAAATACAGCAATTGATATGAATGCAACAAGAGATGATAGAGTAGCTCATAGAAATGATTGGGTTAATGGTGCCAAGAGTGCAATTCAAGATGCATTAAATATGGATGGTTTTGATTTTAGTAATATGGGTAGTGATCTAGGAAATAAACTAGGAGACATAAAAGGAGATACAGGAAAAATATCTGACTCAATGGATATTACTGAAGATGATTTGAAATATTTAAGAGATTTAGCAGAACAAGAAGTAATAAATAGATTTACAACTGCAGAAATAAGAATAGATATGACTAATAATAACAATATAAATAGTGAAACAGATCTAGATGGAATAGTAGCATACTTAGAGGATGCATTATATGAAACAATGGAAATTGCAGCAGAGGGGGTGCATGATTAATGTATTATTTTTATTTAGATAAAATATTATTACCAGTTGCACCAGAAAAATTACAACTTAAAATAAACAATAATAACAAAACATTAACTTTAATAAATAATGGAGAAATAAACATATTAAAAGATGCAAAATTAACAGACATAAGTTTTGAAATTTTGCTACCAAATAGTAAATATCCGTTTGCAATGTACAAAGATGGTTTCAAAAAGCCAATATACTATTTAGAAAAATTGGAAAAATTAAAAACAAGTAAGAAACCATTTCAATTCATTGTATCAAGAAAAATGCCAACTAATGCGGTATTGTTTGATACAAATATGCAAGTATCACTTGAAGATTATAAAATAACTGAAGAAGCAAAACAGGGATTTGATATAAAAGTATCCGTTAATTTGAAACAATACAAACAATATTCTACAAAAACTATGAAAATCACAATAAAACAAGCAAGACCAAAACCAGTTGCTACTCCAGTAGTAACAAGACCAGCACCATCAGCACCAACAACTAGAACTTATACAGTTGTTAGGGGCGATTGTTTATGGAATATTGCCAAAAAATATTATGGAAATGGAAGTCAATACACCAAAATATATAACGCAAATAGAGATCAAATCAAAAATCCTAATCTTATATATCCAGGGCAAGTATTGACTATACCATAATAGGAGTGATGCTATGGATAAAGTAGAAATATTAATTCAAAATGGATCTACCGTATATGAGCCAGTGGTCCAAGAAGATGTAACATGGGAAACAGAAAGAAAAGGAGTACCTGGAAAGTTTACATTTAAAGTTCTAAAAGACGATATAATAAACTTTCAAGAAGGTAATCCTGTAAGATTTTCATTTGGTAATACAAATGCTTTCTATGGGTTTGTATTTGGTAAAAGCAGAACTAAGGACAAAATAATAACAGTTACTTGCTATGACCAATTAAGATATTTCAAAAATAAAGATACTTATGTGTACAAAAATAAAACCGCTGATGATGTTGTAAGAATGATAGCAAAAGATTTTTTATTAAATATAGGTACAATAGAATATACGGATTATATTATACCATCAAGAGTAGAAGATAACAAAACATTGTTTGATATAGCACAAAATGCAATAGATATGACATTGCAAAACAAAAAAGAATTATATGTATTGTATGATAATTTTGGAAAGATATGCTTACAAGCTATAGAAAGATTAAAATTAGGTTTAATTATTGATGAAGAAACAGGGGAAAATTTCGATTATAAATCAAGTATAGATGAACAAACATATAACCAAATTAAATTAATTTATGAAAATAAAGATACAGGAAAAAGAGAAGTATATATAACAAAAGATAGTTCAAAAATCAATGAATGGGGAATTTTACAATACTTTGAAAAATTACAAAATAATACTAATGCAAAAGCCAAAGCTGATGCACTATTACAATTATATAACAAGAAAACAAGAAAACTAACCATTAAAAATGCACTAGGAGATATAAGAGTAAGAGGGGGATCAAGTGTAATAGTAAAATTAGATTTAGGCGATGTAAAAGTTCAAAATTTTATGGTAGTCGAAAAAGTAAAACATACATTTAAAAATAATGAACATTTTATGGATTTAACATTAAAAGGAGGAGAATTTATATCATGAGTGAGCAATTATTAAACATAATAAAAAAAGCAGCAAAAGAAGCAATAGATGAAGCAACACCATCAAATGTGATGTTTGGAACGGTGACAAGTACGTCACCACTTACCATTAATGTTGAACAGAAACTTAGTTTAACAAGTGAATTCCTAGTATTAACAAAAAATGTAGTAGATTACACAGTAAATGTTACTATGGATTGGAGTACAGAAACAAAAAGCTTAAACGCAAACCATTCACACGATGCAAGTAGTGATGTTTCTGTAAGTTCAAGAGCATCGGTCAGTCCAAATCCTGACAATATTTCTGTATCAGTAACAAGTGATGCAAGTGCAGATGTAAATGTGCAACAGAAAAATATCAATTTATCTCATGCACATGGAATATCAGGAACAAAATCATTAACAATACATAATGCATTAAAAAATGGAGACAAAGTTATTTTAATAAGGCAACATGGAGGTCAGAAATATGTTGTTTTAGATAAAATTTATTAAGGGGTGATGATATGATACCAGGTGTTCAAGATGATTTACAAGAAGATTTTGATATAATTACCCAACCTA